CCTGGTAAAAATGGGCCCCAAAAAGGCTGTTCATATAGTAGTGATTGGAGTGATATCGGTATGAGCGAACAGAATGAAAAGAAAAAGGAAGCCCCCCGTTGTGGGGTGTGTGGGTCGAAATTGAACTCCCACGAAAAGGACTACTGCTCCTACTGTCTGCCAAGGCTGGCACGCAAGATCGCAGTAGCCTACATATTTGAGAGAACAGGAGTGGATGTATCCGATGATGTTTAAATACACGCTTATCTATTTGACCGGATGGGTGGCATGCTGGATCGGGTATGAAGTCAATCAAACGGTTGGTAATCTGGTGTCCATCGTGTTATTTTCCCTGATCGTCAGTCTGGTAGAAAAGAGAACACACAATAACCAGAAACCGCAACAGAAGAATGACGGAGGTAAGAAGAATGGCTAAGATGGCCGTCTGGATGGACGAGAAGGAACGGGACCGACGTAAACGAGAATACCAGGCAGAATACCGCAAGAAGCACCGCAAGGAGGCCGCAGAGAGTGTCAGAAGACACCGTGAACGCAAGCGGAAACAGAAGATACTCTCCGTGGCTCCGGAATGTCACGACTGCGGAGAAGATCATTTGGACGTGTTGACTGTGGTTGATACTTTGGTCTTGTGCCTGAACTGCAGGGCAATTCGACAGAAAGCCTTGACAAAACAGGAAAGTGTAGTACCCTTGGCCGGGTATCCCGCAAAGGAGGATTAAGATGTCAGTATTTGATGGTCTTCCAGATTCGATTAAAAGACGGTATTTGAGAACATATCAGGTGGTTGCTTCAACAGGGAATATGTATTGGGGTGATTCTGATGGAGATTTTCGACAGCCTATCAGACATTCGTATACTAAGGAAGATGTAATAACACCAAAACCAACTCCTCCTGATTTTGTCTGGTGCGATTGGTGTGGACGTAAGAATCATTACACAGATCTGAAGTGCTCTTCCTGCGGAGGTACCTTATGAGCTTATCCACATCGGCAATTAGTTACTGTATTGAGGAAGTCAAAGAAGATGCCAGACTCCTTAGAGATAAGGAGGCCATGGATCTATCAAAACAGGCGGAGAAGGAACTAAAAGCCCTTCTGAAAGAACTAAAACGCATGTATAAAATAGAAGCAGATACGTACTAAAATTGCCCCTAAAAACCCTTGATTTTTGATGTCTATATGAGCTATCATATAGACATCAATCTATTTAAGGAGAGTTCATGAATATCAAGAAAGCACCAAATTTCATCTCTGTAATCGACGTATCGGCATGGGAGAAAGATGCCAGATACGACAAAATGCATCTCGATTTTGTTCCGAACGGGATCATTGCCAAGGCCTCTGAATACAAGTGGAAGGACCCAACAGCCAAAATGCATATGGACGGGGCCAATCTTGTAGGCTCGTACCGAGGTCTGTACCATTTCTATCATCCGAAGGATCTTCAGGCTCAGGTCGATACCTATTTCGCAGTAGCCGCTGAAGCCGGTGCCTGGGTGGATGGAAAATGGAAATTTGAAATTCCCCCGATCCTGGATGTGGAATATACTCCTCCTCCGAAGGACAAGAACGCTCCCCGAGGAAACGCCCTGGCGTATGAAGTCAAATGGCTATTGGATGCATTCGAAGCCAAAACCAAAATGAAACCTGTTATCTATACAGGAAAATATTACTGGGCCAACTTAAACAATGCTCTTGGTATGGCACCTTCCTGGTCCAAAGATTATCCTCTTTGGGTATCTGCTTATCCGTTTGACCCTGATAAGTTCGATGCCCCTTATCTGGAAGTTGGCGGGTGGGGTAAATCCTGGGCCATGTGGCAATACAGCGAGGCCGGGATTATGAAGAATTCGTTTCCTTATGATGGGGTCGATCTGAATATTGCAAATCCCGCCTGGTGGGGAACTCTTACTCCTGTAATCAGCGATCCTCCGGAAGAGGACCCTGATACCGAGCCGGATGTTTCAACATTCCGAGAAGGATACAATCAGGCGATGGATGACATCATTACAACCGCCAAGGGGATGAAATATGTTTAAGTGTAAAGTAGTGTGGCTGGCTGGAGCTCGTGAACGAACCGAACCAACTACGGGGGCTCCCGCTGTGCCAGGCGGTGCCTTTGGTAAGACCTGGTGGTACGGTCAGGAGTTTTATGGGGTCGAGATCGTCCCGGATCGTAATCTGCAGAATCCCGGTCTCTGGATCAAAACATCTGAAGGTGGATATGTAGCAATGTACTATAACGGTACAACTCGCGTCCAAACCTCAACTTTGGAAAGGCCCAAATTTGCCCGCGTCCGTCACTTCTCCGAATCTACGGTGTACGGTGGATTGAATTACATGGCAGGCCGGCTTGGAAACTTTAGAGATGGAGCAAACGATCCCTCCTGTTTCAAGTATCCTTTCAAGAACGAAACCTATCTGACTCTCGATCTCGCACGGGAACGTTGGTGGTACGACCGCCTGGTGGAGGCTTCTGAAGGATCCATGACAAACACTCAGTTGATGGCGGCATGGAAAAACCTAACCATGCCTAAGAAGGCGTTTACAAACAACCGAGACCTATCTGTACAAGGATTAATCGTAGGATCAAAACCACTAAGACTCGAGCCAGTCATTTGCACAGGAGCGACTGTCATGCTGGTCGGTGATCCATATAGAAAAGGTGATGGTCATATGTATCAAAACTTTCGTGTTATTGACATGCTTAAGAATGACTATAAGAATATGACCTGGGCTACTCACTGGTGGTTAATTCAGGCGGCAACCTCTTCTGTAAGTATTGGAACAACTGGAAAGAAGGAACGCATTAACCCCTTCCCGAAAATGAATGGAGATCGAGATACTCCATACTTCTTATGGGCAAAAGGTACAGATATTGCATACATTCGTGCGGACTGGTTGGAGCCCTTGCCTGACGATTTAATTAAACCTGCCTATCCTTATCTTCCGTACAGATCTCGCGGAGGTACTGAGAGGTTTGACCTCAGAAATGCGAAAAGCTAATGACCGTATATATAAACACAAAAGTAAAACGCGTATTACAAGTAAACTTCCTGCCTCTGGACGAGGCAGGAGAGTACATCGCCAAGGTGGAGGGATGGCACAACCCTGACGTTCTATCGGCACAGTACATCACTGATATCTATAAGGTAAGTCGTAGAATGTACCGATACGAAGTTGTCAGGGATGTGGAGATAAATGATCTTCCTACGTCTCGAACCATGAAAGAATGGCTTACTTATCTGGAGGTAACCGCCCTGGTTGCTGACGGAACTATTGACGAAGTATGGATGTTTATCCCTCCCGCCCAGAATATGTATAAATCTGTCATGGGAGGTCCTGGAGCTTTTTGGTCTACAGGTCCGGCCATTCCTGATACGGATGATTCCCTGCGTCGATTCTTTGTAATGGCGTATGATTATTCCCGTGGTGTAGACGACATGCTTGAAAACCTGGTTCACCGTGCCGAGGCCGTGATGTACGAGGTGTACAAAATGCATCCTCCTCGCAAAAATATGTGGGAGCAATTTACTCGGACGGAGTTGAAGAATCCTGGACACGCCGCGGTCGGCACAGCTCATCTGGCCCCGAACTCAGAGCAGGACTTCGATTACGGAAATGTACGTCAAGTGACAAGTAATTGCGAAGACTGGCTTAATAACTATCCAAAACTACAAGGTGTATTTACTCATGTTGACACCACAGAATGGGGAAATGGCGACAACAGACTGCACAAACTCTGGTGGTTGAAGCATCTTCCCCATGGAGTTAGATTTACAGACGGGGTGTATAACAATTGGTGGCACTACATTATGACTCCGGATTGGGTTAAGGGACAAGAAATACCCCCATCAAACTGATGGGGGTATTGGTCTTAGTTGAGTTGAGAAGCTAATTCTCACCTGGAACTGTTCCGTGCCTGATCCTGTTTTATCGGACTCCACTTGAACGTATTCCACAACGACAATTTTGTCTTTCATCAACTGCTCCATGCTAACTTTCATTAAATTTTTAATATGTTTTGAAAGATTAGCCATTACCTCGTCTTTTTTGGACATCATAGTGCCTCCTTGTTTTTATAATAATACCACAGAAAGGTGAAAAATGCTCAGTTATTTGGACTGGACTAAACAAAAAGGGTTCTGGATACGTAGTGTCTGGAATGAAGATAAGAAAATCATGAAAGGAGTTGGAAAATTACAACTTTTTCCAATTCAAGAACGAATTTTAGGTAAAGCTTTGGAGATGGATGAAGATGGATTACTCAAATATGAAACAATCTTATACTCTTGCCCCAAAAAATCAGGAAAAACCGCTTTGTCTGCCTCCGTTGGAGCTTGGTACGCTGAAGAAGGAGAGCCCGGAAGTGAAATTTTCTGTATCGCCAACGACCTTGACTCTGCAGAGGGACGCCTCATGCGTGATATTAAGTTTCATTTCGAGCAGTGGAATCTCAGCAGATCCAAAAAAGAGCAATGCAAGATCACACAGTACAGGATTGACTTCCCTAACGGGACTTTTATCCAGGCCTTATCGCAATCATACAAGTCAGCCGCTGGTTCTCGACATGCATTAACCCTATGGGACGAATTGTGGGGCTATACGTCAGAACTTAGCCGTCGTGTGTGGGATGAAATGGTCCCGATCCCTACAGTAACAAACTCCATGCGTTTTATTTCAACCTATGCGGGCTTCGAGAATGAATCTGAGCTTCTGTGGGAGATGTATTTGCGTGGAGTTGGAGTTGATGAGCACGAACAGGGACAAGGAAAGCGGATCGAAGGTATTGAGGATCTGGATTGTTGGGAAAACAGCCGCCTATTCACCTACTGGACACACGAACCGGCCATGCCATGGCAAACAGAGAAATACTACGATGAGCAGATGGCCTCCGAACGTCCCTCCATGTTCATGCGTTTGCATTTAAACCAATGGGTTACTTCCCAGGAGAGCTATATTCCCATCGAATGGTGGGATGTGGCTGAAAAACATTACGAAGCCTCTGCAGATAGGTGGATTGACCATCCCTTTAAATACTTGCCGATCACAATTGCCGTCGACGCGGGCGTTACTCAGGACTGTACGGCCATAGTTGCCGTTGGATATGACGCAAAACGGGCAAAAATCGGCCTGGTGACACATACCATCTGGACTCCGGAAAAAGACATGCAAATTGACTTAGACCAGGTGGAAAAGAAGCTCCTGGAGCTGTATAATAGGTATCAAGTCGCGTCAATCGTGTATGATCCCAAGCATTTGATGCAAATGATGTACAGACTCAAGAATTCTGGCCTCCCGGTCACCCCTTTTGAGCAAACCGAAGGAAATTTGATATCCGGGTCCCAGTTACTTTTTGAATTATTAAAAAATAGGAATGTGGAGGCGTATCCGGCACCCGATTTACGCAAACATATTCAAATGGCGGTCGCAAAGACGACCCAACGCGGATTCCGTATCGTTAAGGATAAGGTTTCCAAGAGACATCACGTAGACGGAGCCGTTGCTCTGATGATGGCATGCTACGCCGCAGTCTCCGGGGGAGGTGTTGACATAAGTCAGCCCGTAGTTTTGGCTTCTCCCTTTTCTGACATGACTGTGTTTAATAGATCCGAAGAAGCCCCCTTCATCCCACCAGAATTACGTTCATAGAGGATAAATGACCGAAAATACAAAAGAACATTTGGATATCCTTGATAGGATAAAGTTAGCCAAGCTGTACGTAAAAGATTGGCATACCAATGTAGAGCGATGGCGTCGTCTCTACGATATGAAGCACTACCCCCAGCAAGCAGCTCAGCGAGAAATTCAATATAGTGATCCTACTTTTACCAACACCGTGGATTTGGCTGTTGGTATTATGCTTGCAAATTCTCTTCGATGGCATTCATTTGGGTTTACTCCCTCGATGGCTGAACAGAAGGATACTGGAAAGATCGAGAAGCTTCTGGAAGGCATCATGTCTGTTAATGATTCCAGAGAGGAACGTCATCAGCGATTTGAACTGTTCCAGAACTTTGTGCGAGACGGGGCTGGTATTATTTACTCTGTCTTTGACCCCATAATTGCGGAAGAAGTAAAGACAATGCAAACCGTACCGGATGAGGACTCTGATCAGGGAGTTTCGTCTCAGTGGCTGTTTACAGAAGTTCCAATGGTGGTTAAGGTAGTCGATCCTTTGTCCTTTTTCGCCCTTCCTGGGGGACGCAAACGCTGGTTATTGATGGGACGGCAGATGAAAATGACCATCCTTGATGTAGAACAGACCTATAGTATTAGACTGGAAAACTATCGTCATATGTCTTTGATGGAAAAGGCCACAACTCCTGGAGATTTCCAGGATGTGTGGGATTACGGTCCAATAAACATGCCCATTCTTGATGGCGAAGGAAAACCTGTGTTTAATTCGGTGCTCGGTCAACCAGAAACAATGGAAAAGACCGTCGTGAGAAATACTTTAATATTTGACGGGGAAATTATTCGCGGTCCTCTTCCGATGACAGGATATCAGGATCTTCCATTCGATATTCAATTCTTCAAGCCTACCGGAGTGGAATCTGCAAAGTGGCAGAGCATTCTGTCTCCTCTCGAGTCTTCTGTGGCCTTGCTGGAACGATCCTTTAACCGCAGAGCCTATCAGATCGACGTCTATACCAGCTTGCCCATGTTAACCAAAGTGCAGCCGGGACGTAAATTGAACATTGATCCCGGCCTGTATAACTACATTGCAATTTCTCCGGACGAAAGTATCGAATTCCCACAGTGGCCGGGCAATGCCCCAGATCTTCAACTGCACATGGACTTTCTGCGATCCAGAATCCAACAGTCCGGCTTTTCTGACGTTATGTTTGGCAGCGGTCAAAGTCAGATAGCAGGGTATGCCTTATCTCAACTTGGAGATCAAAACAGAATCCGCCTGGAACAGCCAATTAAACACATTGAATTGCTGTTCAGTTCCTGGGCAAAGAAATCAATGAAACTGCTAATGGTCTTTGCACAACACGCATCTGTGTGCGTATACGGGCATCAGCGAGGGTTGGATTACGTGGATTACATTGATGTAGATGAACTCGATGGATACGAAGTAAGAGCTGAAATCCGCCCGAACTTCCCGAACGAAGAACAACGCAAAGTTGCGATGGCTACTCAGGCGAAGGGCATGCTCTCCAATTACCGAATCATGGAAAAGTATCTCGGGGAAGAGCAACCAGAAGACGAGCAGAAGAGAATGCTCATGGAAGCTGTTACAAATCATCCCGCATCCATTCAGTACGCAGTAATGTCTGAATTGAAGAAAAGAGCGGATCTGGGAGATGAAGTTGCCGCAATGACACTTCAGTCCCTGCAAAATACCATTCAAGGTGAAGCGGGACGACCCGCCGATCCCAACAAGCCTGAACAATTGACTGGTACCCAGTCTCCGGACGGACAACCAGTTCCCCAGGCCGAAGGTCGAGAACCCTACGGACAGGGAGCCGCTAACGAGCAGAACGCCATGGCTTCCCAGTCCCCGTCCCTAATGGAGTAGAACATGGATATGAATTTGTTACGCGCCGCGGCCTCACAAGGGTTCGATCAATTAACTTCTTTGAACAAAAAGAATGTTGATGAAGATCTCGAATTATACGGAACCTTGACAGAAAAGGATTTCAGTAATCTGGTGAGACAGTATGGCAATGACGATGTAATGAAGTACATCAAAACGATGGAAGCAAGGAGACTTAAGAATGCAACGTAGACCCCCGAGACAAGTACCTTCACCGGATCCCCCAAAGCCGCCAAAATATCCGGATGCCGAGGATTTATACGCAGAAGCAGGACGCAGGGCTTCCGGTCAGTATAAGGCAACAATTGGACCAATTACCAAAGGCCCTAAAAAGGATTCTGGAACAGGTCCGGCCCCCGGCCTGGTATGGAATGGAACCGAATATGTTCTACCTACCTCCGGTCCTACAAGATTGGCTGGTACACACGAGAAAGACGGAGGAGAAATTTACTCTGAAGCCCCCGATTATCTTCCAAAGATAGCAGAAGCTATCAGACCCTTTTTGGGGACGGATGAGCAATCTTCGGTGGGTAAGTGGCTGAAAGAGAACTTCTCCGGATATGCTGGAACTGACGGAGTGGTTACTCCGGTGGAAGGATCCAAGACCGAAGTAAGAAACAAATTCTTTTCAAAAACTAGAGCCCAGACCGCCCTATCCAGTTTGGAACAGATGAGATCAGCGATGGGAGCCTCTGAAGAATCCATGGGAAGTGGATATACGTTCTTGAAGAATACAATTTCCTTGCTTGGAAAATACGGCGGGGATGAATCCAATGGAATGACCAGAGCTAATTTTACGGCTCTTCAGAAAGAATTCGAGGACATGGCATCCAATGCAGACCAAAACATAGCTCAGATCGGACGGGCATTTCTTAATCCGACTGTTGGGGGTGAAAGTGTTATGAGTGTCATGCGGGATGGCGGACGCACCAAATTTGGTACGCCAAATACAAAATTATTTACCTAGGAGACGAAAATGTACAAAGTATTAGCTTTTTTGGATAACCAAGTAAGTCAGATCGAGGAAGCCCTGAACGATGGTAATTATGAAATTGTTCATGTGTGGAATCACAGCAACCGAATTATCTTTATCGTGAAAGACCAAGCACTAAACGTAAATCCTACCCCTGTGGTAGAGACGGGATCACCCAAACAAAGAGGAAGAAAACGAATTCAAGAAGGTGAGTAAATGAAACTTAAAATCCCCACACGCGGGAAATCAGTAAAATCAGCACGCACTCCCTCCCCTATATCAGTTAAAGCTAGTATAGGGGATGCTTCATATCTTAATGCCCCCAAACAATACTCAAATATAATTAAACTAACCCGGGCACCTGAAAAAGAAGTACGGGATACCAGAGTTCCGTTTTGGAAGACACCTGGATTTAGATCCATTTTGAACTCCCTGCGTAGTACAGACACTACTACTCAAAGAGTAGATTCTAACGGAAACGTTGTTACGTTAAATGTACCAAAATCACATCAGTATTATGTTCCTGCGGTTGTAGCTGCAGGGTCAGATAAAGCTGATCACGATCCTTTCTGGATCAATCCGACGTATCAAAAAGATGCAGCAGGAAATCCGATAGTGCAGGGGAACTCTGTAATGACCAACGCACCGGGAACAATAAACGTGCTAACCCTGGAAGGTGAGCGTCAACCGTTTTTCACAGAATCCGGGGAAATAACAGAAAGACAGGCAATGGAGCAACAATTTGAGGAAACCAAAGATCCCTCCGCTCCCTGGATAACCAGAATGATGTCTTCTGTGGAACGTTCTGTTGTTTTAAGTTTGAAGACTTTGGAATATTGGTCAAATCATAATCAGTTATTTCAGGGTGCGGTAGCCTGGACTGAATTCAACAACCAAAACGATAATCCAACTCCAATGGGGGCTGGATTAAATTTGCTTTTCAATGCCGGTATTTACGCCGGGGAAGTTATAAATGCAGCAGATAGCTGGTTTTTACGACCTAGAATTGACTGGGAATCAAAGAGCATTAAGTTTTTGCCCTATGTTTCAGGGGATCCTAAAGATTTTCTATCTCTTGCGGATAAGTACGAATCCATGGCCGCGGATCTTCCGGAAACCAGCAGAACAGACCCCACGGGAGGAAATCCCGCCAGGGATAATTATCTCCGCCAGGCAGAAGAGGCTAGATATCGTGCGGCTGAGTTGGAAAGAAACCTAACCCGAGTTGAAGATGCTAAGCTTGCCCTGGATAGAGTATGGAATTTATTTACCGACTCTTTTAGTTCAGCTATTACACAAATTCAAACTGACGCAGAAAAATACACTCCGCAGAATAGCGACTTCATCGAATACTCCATAAAACACAATGGACTTATTCAAGTAGTTCGTGCACTATTTACTCCAATGAGAATGGATCCTGCTACGATGGAAAGAAACAAGGCCATCGAAGACTCTGCATATTCTACTTCATTGGAATACTATAACACGTTAAAAGAAGGCCTCCAGCCCGCTACAACGCTACCCGAAAAGCCAAATGTACGAACCGCTACTCAGGAACAGATGGCCCGTGCTGCAAAGGGAGAAACCGTTCCTCTTCATATTATTATGAAGGAGCAGGAAGCTCGCTATGCCCGGGCAGTGCAGGCTATGCGAGAACCTCTTACTCAAGAACAAGCGACAGGCCTATATAGAACCGCTCTGGAGCAGATGATGATTGCTCAGGCGGCCAGATACTCCCAGGTTGCCATGGATCCCACATGGTCGGCTACATGGATCCGCGAACCTGAACGAGAAGAGGCATTTAGAAAAGCCCTGGCTGATTTTGAGCTTCAGGCGGGACGTCCTCCGACGACTTATGAAATTAGAAAACTAAAACAGCTCTACACCAACATGGGCACGGAGTTTCTGTCCGAGGCTATATTTGACCCCCTGAATTTTGTTCCGGATCCGTCCGACTTTGTGCCAGAATCGTTGAAGCTGGCCCTCCGTGAATATAAGGGAGCGGCTCGTAACATAGTGGATAAGACCCCGATATTGGGATGGCTGACAAGAGAAAGTCTGGAGTCTGTGGCAGGTAAACGACAGACAATTGTTTACGAAGCTCTGCAGAATATAGCTAAATCCTATGATACCGTCGACGCCTATACCAAGGATTTAGCCCGTATCGGAGAAATTCTGTTTTCTTCCATCAACCTCAATGAAGTTGATCTGAAAGCTGCCTACTCCGCTGCACGTAACTCAGGGCCGGTTGGATTTAAATTTATAAGCTTCGATGAATTTATCAAGCTTCGAGACCTGACAGACGTTGCCGCCGGTGGTATTGACTATAAGCAGTGGTCGAAACTGTATGAAACCGCGGTATCGAAAGCAGATGGAGTACTTACCGAGGTAATTACCAGACGCGTAACTAATGAATTGAAAAACTCTTCCCCGGAAGAGATTTCAATTGAAGTTGCCCGCAGATTGAATGATCTTCCAAACAAGCCGGGTTCAACCGGATTTGCTGAATTGGAGTTTTCACGGTCCTTCTCCGAAGCTTTTCTGGCCCCTCATCGCATTCATGGCGGGGATACTTTACGAGAATCAAGTAGACTGCTTGACGATACTTTGTTTGGTCAACTGGTACAGAAATTAAGAATACTTGCCGGTGATACTTCCATGCCTGTTTTTGAGAAAATTGAAGGGAAAATTGCACGAGCGGTTTCTTTTAGGGACAGAGTATCCAATATTAAAGATATCTTTACTTCCGCGTCTGGTCGTCAGATTAAAGAAGTTATTAAGGATTTGGCAGAAGCGATTACAGAAAATAAGTTGTCGTTTGGAGACAATATCAATGTAATGCTCATGAAGTTGTCTGAAAAAGGAGCCTCTAATCCAAAGACTGCTCTCATGTTGGCAGATAGCTTAGAATTGGTTTCTTCGACGCTAAGATTTGCCAGAAGTCTGTGGACTACGGCAGTATTGTCATTAAACCCCCGATGGTTCCTTCAAAACCTTGTAGACTCCGTAGGTAGAAACTTTATAGCCGGAGGTAATCCTTTGGAAGATCTTGGCATGTTATTCCGTGGTACTCACGCACAACTTGTCGATGAACTCGGATTCCTTCCCGTATCTCTTGGACAGTCCCTGGCCGATAATGCCCTGGACTTTTCCAGTTCTGTTCCCGCCCGCCTGGTGTATGGAGAGTGGGATGGTTTCGGTTTAATGAACTATTGGAAATATAGAAAGGATCTGATCGAGAAAACCTCCCAGGAAGCATCACAGAACGCTCCCGCGATTCTGAAAAGAATCACCCGCGGAGCGGACTCACTCAGAGAGGAAACTCTCGGTGAAGCAGCTCAGACTGTTTTAGGTAAGGGCACAAACTTCATGGATAGTTTCAGAACCAGCATCCAGGCCATTACCGGAGCTACTACCGACTTCAACAACGCCATTGAATTTACTGTGCGTCTTAGAATGTTCCATCGTGAATACTTTGGACTTATGGATAAGTTGGGGGTTAAATTTGCGGCGGCTGGAACAGAAAACCTAACGCCTGAACTTAAGTCCGTTGTCAAGCATATTTGGGACGTAGCCGGAGGAAATTCGGCAAAACTCGAAGCCCTGACAAATAGCCTGATAGGAGAAGGCACCAGCAAACGCTGGTCAATGTTCATTCCGTCGGAAGTAGAAAGCAAGGTACAAAAGCTAACGATGGCTGAACGCCAGGCGTTTTATACTGAAATTGGGGATAAGGTTCAGGGAATGTACGAAGCGATCAGAAAATCCGGAGCGGAAGTAACTCCGGATAATATCCGTTCGTATTTCTCCGATCTAAGACAAAATTTCCATGACGAAGTAAGTTCTCGTTTAAGCATGGATCAGTCTCAGGTATCCAAAATGCACTCCGGAATAGGATCCGAGCCATCCAACCTGCCTACGATGGAAGACGCATCTAAAATGAAGTTGACCATGACCCCCGAAGAACGTGCGGCCATGGCAAATATCTCAACCAATAGAAGATTCGCAAAAACAGACAAAGTGTTTTCAAACTTCGAAACTGCCGTAGGTCAATATGCAAAAGTTGAAAGAACAGATAAAACGGGCTGGAAAGTGGTTCGTAGCAACACGGGTGACATAACGGTCCAGATCGGGAAAGACCTTCTGGACAATCCGGCAGGACAAACCTACGACATTCTGCACAATATTACGATAGATATCATGGCGGAGAAGGATATTGAAATTCTTCGTGGATTGAGATTCGATAAAACAGAATATTCAGATGCTTTCAGAAGATTCATTAAAGACCCCGCCGAAATTCTGAACGAAGATGAGAAGATGTTCCGACTGATTGCAAGTCAGTTAGAGGCTGATCCTATTCTTCGAGAGGTTCTTGAACGAACCGGAGGCATTAATCCGGCAGCTCAGGGCTTCAAGGGAATTCCATATGAATCGGTTCTTGAGATATCTGAAAAGACTCTCGGCCTGACTATTGATGATATTCGAGGCCCGGATTGGAATAAGTTGTTGGAAATGTTCGGTGACAGCTACACTCGTCCTCCTGCCGCTACCAGAATTGCCGCTCTCAGTGAAGCTGATACTACGGTTCAGATCCAGAAAATAATCAACAGCGATAGGATTCCACAGGAATTGAAAAACAAAGCCCAAACATTCCTGGATCTGTACAAACAGTCCAGTCTCGGTTTGGGGCAGTTCTATTCCAAGGCCTACCCTGGCCCTCGCTTGGAGTCCAATACCCTTCTTCGCAGAGCCAAGTGGGACTTGTTCCATCAGATGAGGGAGCTGAACTTTACAAATGGTAAGGCTCTAAAAGATGGCGTGTTGGATCTTCTCCGCAAGAATCCAGAAGAGGCAAATGCCTTCCTCGATGCGTTCATGGGTGCCAATAACTCAAACTTCTTCAAATCCTATCTCGAAGCTCAAGGCTTTAAGGATCTGATATTTGATGACGCTGGAAATGTGTCGAGCTTTGCATTCAGTCTTCCAAACGGCAAAACAAAAGTATTTGGAGGTTCTAATTTAAAGATGGATGCCATTCGCAAGGAGTTGAGCGAACAGTTTTTTACTCCTGAAATCATGGCAAGTCTGACCAACGGATCCCGCATCAACATGGCCGACGCCGCTCTTGGACAGGAAAAGAAGACAATGATTGCAGGTCTTCGAGACTCCTTCCATCTTAACCAGGCCCAGGCTGAAGCCTATTCCAGGGCTATTTACGAATACGCCGATAACATGGAAGCCATGTCCGGCACTCCTGCAAATTCTTACATAGAACGGCTGGGATTCCAAAGAGTTGATGGACAGCTTACAGTGTCCAGTGCCTTACGCCTGGCACAGTCCAACTCAACAGACGGAAGAGTCCTGTTCTATGGGTTCGGAGAGAAGAACTTTACCTCTCTGGTGCAGCAAACCAGCGTCATGTTCTATGACGATCTGGTTGAAATCGCCGCAAAAAATGAATCGGTAATGACCGACTTCAGATCTCTTCGCTCATTTATTGAACAGAAATCAGGAGAGAAAATAGTAGGATCTCTTACCAAGAAACAAACTGAGATCTTTGCTTCCATGTTCCAGAACTATATTGAAAAAGGCGAGACCATAAGCAAGCTAAAAGGACCATTTGAGAAATTCAGACAGTATCTGAGCGTTCCATTCAAGAACGTATTTAAAGAAGATAGCATTGTTTCCCAGATGGATCCCGACGTTTACATTGCGATGGATCGCCTGTTCACCGGATCAAAATTGGATCCCCCCGCTTCAAACGCTCGATACATTAAGCTTCTGGCAAAAGATAACGGCATTGTGGGCAAGGAGAAAGAAATCCTTGCTATGATCAATGCTGACGCCGCAGTTACCGGGTTTACTCCTGAAATCAAGGCCGGATTAACCGAAGCTTGGACCCGTGCTGGAATACCTTCGGAACAATCCGAGGCTCTATTCGATCTCATGCACGGATACGCCCACGCATGGTCAGCCTCTACCGGAAAACCCCCGGAAGATTGGTTCTCCGATCTGCTGTCCCGCAAGGGGCTGGGATCCATTTCCGATCTTTCGACAACTACTCCCGAACAATTGGATCAGATAGCTTATCAGTTATCTCGACCCTCCTCTCTGCATGGTACGCCTGGCACATACATGGACTTGTTTTCCAATCCAGATCCGTTGCACGTAGTGGATGAACTGCCGCACGTATTCCTCGGAGAAATGACCAGAAATGATCTGCGTCTTGGAGTAATTGAAAAGTGGATGGGGCTTAATCCAGGAGAGTTGGATGTTCTCCGCGATGGCTATGAATCCTACCGTGACTTGAACACAATCCTGGATGGAGAGTTGCCCCTTGAACAAGTTGATAAGATTTTGGATCAGCTCACCACCTCCAAGGCACAATACGACAGATTCCTCGAAGCTCACGAAAAGTTCGCTTCTGGACACAGAGCCTACCTGAAGACTGGAAAGGCTCCCTCTCCGACCATGAAAGATTCTTTTGGGAAATTCCAGGGATGGCTTACCTCACTGTGGGAGAAGGTTAGAGGAACTTCCATAGATCTCGATGACGAGATCGTTAAGATCTATGATTCAATGTATCGAATAGATCCAAAAACTTCGATAGCACCAAGACGGTATTCCTCCCTGAAAGATGTCCCGGCTGAAGTCGCCGAGCGAGTTTTCAAAACCGAAGCTTCTGCTCGAATGTCAAATGAAATGGAAGCCGCATTCTCTGTCTGGAAGATGAATAGAAGCGTGGATGGATTCCCCTCCGACGTCACCTCTTCATACGCCACATTTAGAAAGCACATCAATAATCGTCTGAATACAACCAGCGGAGAAGTCGCGGAACAATACAGAAAATTGAATTGGGAAATGGAGCAGTTTGAAGATGCTGTTCTTTCCCACCACTATGGTGACGATCTCAAGGACGCCCTGTTCCCCAAGATTCCTACAACTGAAATAGGTGAAAACATCCAAACTGTTATTCGAAGCGGACAGTCAAATATCCGTGTCCTGGAAGCAGTCGATTCCGCATTGGATGAATGGGAAGCCGCACTTATAAAGCAAGCGGAAGGTTCCAATCACCTGGCCTACTTAACCGACGAAGAAAAGAATGCTCTCCGTGAGTGGATGAAGGTCGCTTCAGAAAAGAAAGCTGAACTGCAGAATCTATTGATCAACGGCGGAGCGGTACGTAATGCCGATGGCTCTGTATTTGCCTCCACTGAAGGTGCTTTAGCTAAAACCAATCGAGTCATGCTGGACTATCAAACTGTCAGTAACTTTGACAAAATCATGAAGAACTTCTTCCCCTTCTGGATGTTCCCCTCGAGATCAGTTCCGTTCTGGGCTGAAACTTTGATGACACATCCCCAGATTATCTCCATGTACATGAAGCTGAAGAGACTATCGCAATCCAACCGATATCAAGCAGGAGCTGTTGATTCGAAGGGTCGCCCTCTGGCTTCTCTTGACGGCTACATTCAAATTCCAAATACAGACCTGTGGTTCAACCCATTGGCCGCATTCTCGTTTAGATACCTGCTCGATATGGGTAATTTCGCCGACAACCTGGCATATCAAAATCAGGGGGAAACGGATGATTCTATTTCTCCGCTTGCCTATGTTGCACGCGAATTCCTTGAGACCGCCCCGGTACTTGGATTCTCTCCGGCTCCCTGGACAGGATGGATGCTCAAAACTGCCTTCAATTTATCAGATGATGTACTTCCATCGTTCTCGCCTACTCCTCAGCTATCTCTGATCCCTCGATGGACAGTAGCCGAATACCTGCACCGCCCCGAAAAAGGCATTGCAAATTGGCTATTCCCTGAGCCGGAGTGGTATGACTACATGGTAGAGAAACGAATTCTTGAAAACGCCTTACAGCAGATGGAGAGTGGATCTCTAACCGATTCCCAAATAGCCCAACTGAAGATTCAGGTAACCGAAGCCATAGACAAGAAGGGAGATAATCCTCTCTGGCAGTCCACCTACATGGAGCTGACCAATGATGATGCGTCTCGTAATATGATCTCGTTCTTTACTGGCGTTTATACAAAGAGATTTACAGACGGCCAGGCGGACTTGATAAAGCTGAGAAATGACGTCAATGTCATGAAAGACGCCATGAATAACGACTACCTGGCAACCGCGGAAGGGTTACCTTTCGACCCAGAAGATAGATACGCCTACTACAAAGACAAGTACAAGAACATGGAAGTTCCAGAAGGGTACATTTATCAAATGTACAAGAATATCGGATGGGTGACCAATAGTGAAGGCAACCTGGTGTCGGACAGACAGGAACGGGCCAAGATCGTGTCTGCCAGAATTGCAGACATGAATTTGGAGCAGGAAGTATATGCAAACATTAAAGATCTCGTAACTGCCAGAGATGCGGCATTACGTGCGTTGCCCGTAGGCGCGGCACCTGCTCAGACCGCCCCAATATATCAAGAATATTTCAGACAGTATGACCTTCAGACGGCCAGACTGCCTGACTATATTTACTATGGAACCGACAAGCCCGTTGAGTTAATAGAGAAAGATCTCCGCGACAAGTACTGGAGAATGTTATCGTCAACCGCACCTCAATGGGCTGTCGCCCGCGGAGAGAAGTACGAAGAATACGAAGCAAAATATAATGCCTGGCTCGAACAGTTGCCTGAAATCGCCCAGTCATTCCAAAACGATTTTGAAAGAAATCGGGATGTTTTGGGTGTTTATCACAACTTAAAATCCAATCAAGTTATCGACCCGAACTTCATTCAACTTCTCGTAGATGAGTCCAATGCGGCAGGAATGGCGGCGTGGAAACTAGAAAACGATACCGTATTTACGGCTTTGAATACTGTCTGGAAGAATAACATTTGGGATAGATATTGGGATGCGGTATCCGGTATTGATGGAGCGGAACGCGACCTCGCTGAGTACGATTTCTATCAGAACAATCCTACCCCTACTCCGGAGACATTATATCAGTGGGTATCTGCCCTTTACGGTGACCGCTTTACCTATGAAGAAGTAATGAAGTGGGCAACCTGGAATCCTGATGGCGGCAATAAGGTATACAACCCCCAGGATAGAATTAACGTTGGAAAATCGGATGCAGACAAAGCACGAGATGAAATCTGGGATATTCTTTCCATGGCAGGTCCGGGACGCAAAAAGGACGAACTACTTAATGCCTACGCCAAGCTGGGCGGAGATATGGATCTTCTGACCGTATGGTACGAGGAAAGTGGGAAAGCTTTCATGTCAGATGAAATAAAACTCATGGCAATGCGGGATATGTTACGCAGAGCTGGGACTTCAGTTGAATTGAAAGCTCCGACTCGGGAAGAGCTACTCATGCGGGTTGAAGCCGAAAGACAAAATGACGTATTCAATGCCATGGTAGACGCAAAATTTGGACCTGAGTTTAGATCCGAGGAACCGGGTGGGGTTTTATTCACCTACTACAATCTACTGGACGCACCTGGCGGGTACCAGCTCCAAAAAGAATGGAAAAAGGAACATCCCAAAGAATGGGCCCAGATCTCTGAATACAAGAGCCTGAGAAATCAATACGCAGGGAACAACCCCCTGTGGGGTGCCTACTATGTGCTGAAGATCAACATCAACGCACAAAATCTGCCTGCCTTTGCGGAAGGTCCCTCTACAGAACCCACCGTACCATTTACCGGGTACTCTTCACCAACCAGCCCATCAGAAAAGGGATACGAAACAGTCAAGGGAGGGGAATCTGGAAATGCCCCGGTTCGACAGGGCCAGTCCAAAAAGACCTCAAAGATTGTCCCTCTGACCTTCCCCTCCGGGTTCCAGGATATCGCAGGGGAAGCCCTAGTTACAGAGATATACAATCTCTATAAGTACAATAGATGGTTAAGCAAGCCAGCAAAAGACTACCTGTATAAATTGGCAAAAAGCCATCCAAAGTGGAGAGGGTTCATCTACAAAATTCTTAGCAAGTAAAGTAAGTACGGGTGACTGGAAAGTCACCCGTACTATTTATATAATCATTGTATAAAACCATAGGAGGTTTATTA